ATGGACAAGGCATGTGAACTGATTAATAAAATCCAAGACTTCGATAAAAATATCCAGCAACTTACAGAAGTCTATGAGCAATCTAATTCCATTATGGATGAAATTGTCTTAGCTGCTACATATTCAGAAATTGATCTTCGTGTATGCCAAAACCTTAAAGATTATTTGAATGGTGTTGTTCGGAACAAATTAAATCATTGCCAACAACTCATCACTAAAAAACAGAAACAGCCACAGGATAATTCAGTCGTTCAAACATTTGAACATAAAATAGCCAAAGTGTTGGTAAACACGGCAGAATTAACTGCTAAGCAAGATGTTCAACCCCCAATTTATAATATGCGGGAAACGATAGGCGATATTTGCCTCATGTACCCAGACATTGAAGTCATAGCCACGCAGACTTGCGTAGGCTGGACTAATACGCAAGTCGAGTAGCGATCTGATTTCTGCATAACTTATATTATGTTACTTGGAATACTCAGCAACGTGAATTATGATCGTAGAGATTCACGTTGCTGAGCTGTAGCTACATACAGTGTTGTGTAGGCTACAGTCTCAGATATTCTATTTAACATAATAGGATATTATGCGATTTCAGTGACTTATAGGTCTATATTGCAGGTATAGATAAATTTCTTATTCTGGTTTCCAGTGATTTTTTTGAATAGTTTTTTAGCTTCCTCGCTTCTGATTTCTAGGAAGCATTTTTCTTCTACTTTGGGTTTTTCTGCTTCGCTAATATTCTTATATTCTAATGGGATAGCCACTACTGTCATTTCCACATTTTTTAAATATGTCAGTCTGTATTTTACGTATTTATCTTGGCTGGCAAGGGCATAGGTGCTTGTTATTGCTAACAATACACCTGTGATCACTTTTTTCATTATTCGTCTTTTCCTAAAACATCCTGTCTATATTTTATTACTTCTTCTGCCTTCAAATCTTTTAGATGATATTTGATGAGTGCATGAATTACATCGCTTTCAGCCATTAGGCTTTTCTTTGCTACAACGAATTTCATTAGCGTTTCTTTTACGCTTTCAACTTCATCAGTTCTGATTTTGTAGACTTTGCTCATGCAGGGAATATCCGTTTAATAGTTACCAAGTTAATTTTAACCTTATTTATTGGTTGACAAGTTACCTATAAACTTTGTTTAATTGTTTAAACCAAGTTACTAGGTAACTTTTATGCGAAATGTGCTTTTTAAAGACCGACAAGAATTCATACAGGCTGCATTTGATGAGGTAGCTAGAATCGTTTCTGAGCATGGAAATTCATGTGTTGAGGCATGTGTTCCAGCTACTCCTACAGAACGTTGTTTAGAGCAGTTGGCGGTTGTTGCTGCTGACTGGTCGTATGACTACACAAAAATTGATGTGTATTTAGATACTTATAAGAAATGGAATTCAGAAATATCAGAATATTTAGAGGGTGAGTGCTAATGGAACATGTTCAGAAACTTGTTGATTCTCTGGAACAACGTATCTCTAAATTCGAGAATAAAAAGCCGATTTCACAGAAAGCACTTCAATCAGATTTGAACAAGATGCGTATCTTCATCAAGTCTTACTTTGAATTAAATCTCATTACCCAAGAACAACAAAAATCATGGTCAGACAGAGTAGATGCTGCTCAAGTATGCTTCGAAGAAAAGCCTGTTCAAAAAACAATCAAAAACAAAGAAAACACAAAGGAAAGCCTCACAAATTCAGCTCGAGCAACCCCCATTTATAATATGGGGGTTACGGTAGTGGATGAGACCACTGACACAAGCACAGTTGCCGATATTCGACTCCAAACAGATCAATATACGTTCCCACGTAAACTCGACAATACAAAAATGATCGCTACGGAACGTGGCAATGTCCCGATTCTTCATTCAGTCCCTTGTGACCGTGAAGGCTTTGCATCAATCGACTGGGTGTCTATTGGCATCGGTCAAGAAACCCTTGGCGATGAATATTTTTCGATTAATCCCGATGAAGCTGAAAGCATTCTTACCTATGCTATTGAGACCTTTTTAGACCAACATTTATATGAAATCTTTGGCTTCGGCTTGGGTCTAAAACGTGAAAAGGGGATGCATCGTCACAAATATGGTTATGTTCTACAAAATGACTTTGGCCTTGTCTTGTATGGTACTGTTTCTAAAAGAATTACAATTCAGATTAACGGTACAGGCTGTGCCAATGCTCGTAAAGGTTGGGAAAAACGTCTACATGAATGGCTAAACACTTTTGCTCGTCGTCCTAAAATTACCCGTGTTGATCTTGCCCATGATGATTTTGACGGTCAGTTCCTCAATGTCGATGTTGCGAATGAATGGGACAATATTGATGGTTTCTGGTGTGGTGGCCGTGCTCCAGAGGTTCAGCATTTTGGCTCATGGAAAAGAATAACAGGGAAGGGTAGAACCCTTTCTATCGGGAACCGAACCAGTGGAAAGTATTGTCGTATCTATGAAAAGGGTAAAAAAGAGGGTAATCCGCTTTCGCTTTGGACACGTGCTGAGGTCGAATTTAAAGCTAGTGACCGTTATATCCCGTTTGACGTTCTTCTTCGTCCTTCCCGTTATTTCCTTGGGGCTTATCCTTGTTTTGAATGGCTGGCTCGACAACTAGGTGATGAGTTCATCACACCTGAAAAGACCGAAGTTATTAAAAAACAATCAGAAATTAGCTGGAATAAGGCAATTGAGATTACCAAAGTCCAGTTTGGTAAATACATCCGTCAATTTTCAAAGTTTTACGAACCAGATGAGCTGGTACAAGTTCTTTCATCAGACAAGGACGAAGTCCCTAAACGTCTGAAATTCTCACATGTCGCTGTTATTCAGTCGATACGTTCAAATCAGCCTATTGAATCAAAAACTGACGAAATGCCTTTATTCGTAGGCGTTCCGCTGCTCAATCAATCTTCATATAAGGAATTTATCCATGCAATTTAAAACTCAACTTGTAGTACTGGGTGCTAAGTCAAGTAAAGGTGAATTTAACGGCCGTCCGTTCGATTCAACAACCGTTTTTTATCAGGCTGAATTACAGGATGGTGAAAATTTTGCGGGTCAGGTCGGTGCGGATTTTAAGTGGGGTACGTCTGCCAATTTTGAAAAGATCAAGAACCAGAAATTCCCGTTTATGGCGGATTGTGTGCTTGAGCAGGTGTCAAACGGTAAAACCACTGTGACGATCTTAAAAGAGCTTACTCCAGTTGCTCAACCTGCTAAATGACATGGCGTAGATCGTCATTTGGTTATCAAACATTAGTTTATAACCGAAGTGTTGGGGCTTTAAATAAAAATAGACTTGAAAATATAAATCAGTATTTAGAGGAATATATGCAGTACTTGCAGACTTTAAATACTGATCAATACGACAAGATCACAGATATAAAACAATTGATTTGGGTAATACAAAATGAACATCGATGTTTTAGATGAAGATGGTGCAAGCAATATTGCACACCCAGAACTATTCGGAAAGCCAAAACCAAAACCGAATTAATAGGATTTTAAAATGACACTCGCTGTATGGTTTTTATTCTTTTATGGATTAGTACGCCTGTGTATCGACCTATTTACTTTAATCAAAAGGATTAAAAATGGAAGGTTTATACGTCTGTCAATTGATCGATGAAGCCACGAATCAATGCATGCATTGGGTGCCATTTTCACTTATTCCGTATCTTACGGATGAAGCAAGAGATGTGCTTCTTTTAATTTGCATCTCATCTTTTATTTCAATAATGATCGTTAGGTTTGTCAAAGGCTTAATGACCAAAGGAGATTAGTTATGAAACAAGATCAACAACGTGAACTCAACCTTATCAATCGTCGTAATTTGATGATTGGTGCAGGTGCTTTAGCTGCTGTTTCGGGTGCTTCTACCACTCAAGCTGCAATTACTGGTGCACAAGTAACTTCAAAATATGAAGCAAGTGGTGCTGAAGAAACAGGTGATGCAACAGGCCTGATTATTATTGGTCTAGCGATTGCAGCAATGATCATCGGATTCATTATCCGCGTTGTTCGCAAGGGTTAATTCTAAGAGGGCTGTTATATGGATGATTCACTAATTAACTGGTTTATCTTTTTTATAACAGCTCTCACTCTTTATAAAATGTTTGTTGATTAAATATTTAAAGGATTTGACTATGAGATTTTTTAAATATTTAGTTTTCTTATTTTTGAGTTTGTTTAATATTGCTGTATTTGCTGGTTATAGTGCTGGTAATGGAACTTGTTTTGATACTGCACAAGAGGCGTGTAATGTTCTAAAAGAGCAATCTAATGACCCTTCTGACTATAGTGTAAGTGCTTCAGGAAACGTTTGTCATTTTAAGACAAAAACTGGTGATTGGTATCGTCAAGCAACGCTTGCTTCTTGTTCAAATACTACTTGCCCCACCTACGTTAACACTGCTGAAGTAAATGCACCCGGCTGGAGGGATTGGAGTCCAGAAACACAGGAAGCTTATTTAAGAAAACAACCACAGGTTTGTTATAAGGGCTGCCGATCTACGGGTGAATTTCCAAATATCAGTGGAAATGAAGGGAACGACATGATCTCTCTTGGTTATGGTCCTTTCAAAAAAGATTCTTCTTGCCCGAATACCGATTCTCCTCCTACAGCTCCAACTCCACCAGAAATGCCAGATGATCCGTCATGCGGAAAATATTGCGATAAACCGCCTACAGGCTGCCCGAAGGGCTATGTTTCAGGCTCGTTTAATGGCAAGCAAATCTGTGTCAAAAGCTCTCCGAGTACACCAAACCCGAATGACCCGAACAATGGCGGTTCTTCAGGTGGTGGTAACGATGGAAAGGATGGTAAAGACGGCAAAGATGGCAAGGACGGTGCCGATGGTAAGGATGGAGCAGATGGAAAAGACGGGGCAGATGGTGCACCAGGTGCAGATGGAAAAGATGGTAAGGATGGTAAAGACGGTGCTCCAGGCGCAGATGGCAAGGATGGTGCTGACGGGAAAGATGGTAAGGATGGCAAAGACGGTAAGGATGTAGACAGTTCAGGCATTATTGCTGCAATTAATGCGATGGGTTCTAGTATTAAGTCTGCCATTGATTCGATGAGCAGTAGTTTGTCTTCATCATTAAGTAGTGGTTTCAAATCGGTCACCGATGCAATTGGTGTAACCAATTCTAAAATTGACTCTGCCAATGAAAAGTTAGATGGGATTAAAGGTGAACAAACTAAAACCAATGAAAAATTAGATGCTTCCAATAAACATTTAAAACAGATTGAAGATACTGGCAAGGAAATCAAGGATTTCATTACAGATAAAAAGGGTTCAGAAATTGCTGAGGTCGGTACACCGATTGAAGGAATTTCTGTGGGAGAGCTTGATTACAACATCTTCAAAGTTAATGCTCAATGTCCAGCATCTCCAACGCTCGTTGTAAGCCTCTCACACACCACAAAATCATTTGGCATCGATTATAGCCAGCTCTGCGACATTCTTCGCTATATGGGCTATTTGATCTCATTGGTGGCTCTTTTACATGCTGGTTCGATATTAGTGAGGGATTCGTAATGTGGGGTGTCTTAGCATCGCTTTTAACGTCGCTTCTGGGGTCTGCCATTGGACGTATGCTCACAGGGGCTGGATTGACGCTGGCAACGTATGTAGGGCTGTCTTCGGTAATTGGCAAATTACAAGCTGAATTATCAGCAAATCTGAACTCTATCCCTTCTGAATATTTGGGGCTAATCGGCATCCTGAAATTCGACTTTTACTGTAGTGCGCTGTTTTCAGCATTCACCATTGCTGCCGCATCCAAGGCAATGAAAACGTTTATAAAAACAAAGTAGCGCTTGCGTTAAATGGAGGCGGAGGATTGATGACGACAACGACATGTACGCAAGCGCTAGCTTTTTGGGGTAATAAACTATGCAATATTTAATATCTGCGCCCCCAAGGACGGGAAAATCACTCTATGTAGTGAATCTGATTGACAAGCTGTCAAAGAAATATCCTGACCGCTTGATTGTGACCAATATCATCGGGATGAACTATCCGGGTGTGATCTCGATGACATCGACGATCAATAAGCCTGCCGACTGGCGTGATTGGCCGAATGGTACGATTTTCATTTATGACGAATGCCATGAGCATCCAGCATTCTCTAGTGATGACTTGCTTAAAGAGCTATGGATTGATGAAAAGCCTTACGATGAACGCATTAGCAAAATTAATGCCCGTACTGACATCAACTCATTGGAAAAGAAAAATCTAATAGATTCAGTCAATAAAGAAAGAAAAATGGCTTTGGTCAAGAAAAAAGAGGGTATCTATGATATTGCTCGTTCATTGACGCTACATGCGCATTTTGGCTTTGATATTTATTTGATTACTCAAGATGTTACCCGTGTAAATGCAACGACTCTGGCGGCAACTGGACGTCATTTGGTGCTAAGACGTTTATTCGGCTGGGATATGATGTTCATCTATGAATATTATGAGGTTCAAAAGTATTTTGCGGGTTCAACCCGTAAAAATGCAATTTCAATTAAGTTATGGTTTTACAAAAAGAATCTCTATAAATATTACATCTCCAGTGAAGAACATAATGTCCCTAAGACCATTCCTTGGGGTTTGGTTTTTATGTTGATGCTATTGGTCGGTGTGGTCTATACCGCATATACAAAATGGCAGAATGGTAAGTTTGGGAACAAAGAGAAGGCTGCTGCTTTTGAGGCATCCAATCAAAATAATAATTCGCAACAAGTAGAACCAGTGTGGCAGAAAGATGAAAATGGGATTGATGTTAAATATACGGCTTCTGGTGCTGCGATCTATCGTACACAAGCGGATATGCAGCGTGCAGCCGAGTTAAAGGCCGCTAAACCTCCTGAAGGTCAATCACTTGCTGGTCAACAACCAATTACAGGCCAATATGGCTATAGCAGCCAAAATGATCAGGCTTTTGCATACGATGTTAGACAGCCTTATGCCACTGATTATGCGGTTTCTTATCAGGTGGTCGAAAAGCCACGTTTGGCGGGTTGTATGATCATGAAAAATAATTGTTCGTGCTACACACAGCAAGCCACAAAGATTGATATGTCTCAAAGCGATTGTAAGCGCTATATGAGTGGTGATAAGCCGTTTGACTACTTTACCAAGCAACAAGAACAAAGACAGCTACAACAAGCGCCTGTGCAGTATCAGGCACAAGTCCAGAATCAACAAGCCGTCCAGCAGTTTGATGCAGAGTATTTTGCCAAGATGCAGGAAGCGAAAAAACAAGGTTTAATTTGAGGGTTATTCGATGACTGAGATTCAAAAATCTGTATTAAAGATCACAGCTACGCTTCTGGTCATTTTATTTGCATTACCAGCAATATTTAAAATACTGGGTCTGCTTTGGGATGGTGTTGTCTATCTCTTTGATCTCTATGTTCAATATATAGATTTGTACTTTAAGAATGCTGAAGCTTCTACTGCTATTGCTTGTGGCATTCTTGGTTTTTTATTCGTTATTTCCTTATCTATATTTTTTACGTATTTCGTCCACGATTAA